TGTTGCGTTCAAAGTCTTGTGCCATGATTGTTTCCTATAGTGCGATTGCCATTGCTACGGCAAATCCAGCAGTAGCACCTGCGCTTGGTAAGTTAGTTAGTTGTGATCCATCAACAGCGGGTAACCGTGAAGATCCATCTAGTTGTACAAGTTGGTTAGCACCAGTCCCAATCTGGGAGTCATCTACCTTTGCATCCAATTGTGTTTGGATATTAGAGGTGACACCGTCAGTGTGATTCAACTCTGTGACTGTAGAGGTGATACCATCTAAAGTATTCAACTCTGCCGCTGTCGCAGTGAGGTCACTAATTTGAGATACTGTAACGCTCGTGGCGACTGGTGCAACATCCTGCCAAGCAGAGCCTGTGTACACTTTCATCTTGTTATTAGTAGTGTTGAAGTAGATTGCACCTGTTATAAGTGCGTCACCATCGTTGTCAAGAGTAGGGTCAGATGCCTTGGCACCTAAGAAACGATCATCAAAGTTGTCGTAAGATGTTGCCGCATTGGTAGCGGAAGATGCCGCCGCAGTGGCTGAGTTACCGGCGTTAGTCTCAGATGTTGCGGCATTTGAGGCAGATGTAGCCGCATTAGCCGCTGAAGTAGCCGCCGCTGTAGCAGAACCTAAGATACCATCAACATAAGTCTTAGTCGTAAGATCGGCGTTATTTGTAGGTGTATAAGTCGTAGTGATCTTATTTGCACCCATGTCGATAGCACCGGTCATGGTGCCTCCCGACAAAGATAACTGTAACGCATCATTAGTATCTACATACGCTTTTGTGGCCGCATCTTGGTTAGCAGTTGGATCACCCATGCCTGTAATTTTGCTAGTACCCATAGCAATAGCACCAGACATAGTACCACCAGCAAGTGGTAACTTAGTAGCGATAGAGTTAGTGATAGTTGTTGAGAAGTTAGCATCATCGCCAATAGCCGCCGCCAACTCATTGAGAGTATTCAAAGCACCCGGTGCTGAATCGACAAGCGCCGAAACTTCAGTATCGACATAGTTCTTAGTAGCCGCATCCTGTGCGCTAACAGGATCTGTGACGTTAGCAATAGTTGTGCCTGTAACGTCTAATGTACCGTTGACTGTCACATTGTTAAATGCAGAAGCACCAGATGATGCAGTGACATTACCAGTTACATCACCTACAAGATTACCTGTAACATTACCAGTTAAATTTCCAGTGACGTTACCTGTGACATTTCCAGTCAGTGTGCCGGTGATACCAGTTGTAGAAGTCAGGTTGGTAAATGTGCCAGCACCGGGAGTAGCACCGCCAATAACAGTACCATCTACAGTACCACCGTTAATGTCAGCAGTTGCTAAGGTAGCTTGCCCAGTTGTCGTTACAGTAGTAAATGTACCTGCGGCTGGTGTTGTTGCACCGATAGTTGTACCGTCAATTGTACCACCAGTCAGCGTGACAGCCGCTGAGACAAGCGCATCAATGTTTGCAGTGCCGTCTATGTATAAATTCTTGAACTCCGCTCCTGAAGATCCTAAATCAATATCATCATCTGTGACTGGTACAATCGCACCATCTTGAATACGAATCTGCTCTACGGCAGAACCGCCGACTTCAGCAAAAATACCTACACGGTTATTGGCCGTGTCTACAACAACTTTGTTATTACCATCTGTATCAGCAATCAGACCAATATAGGCACCTTCCGTAGAAGTGCCATCGTGATTGTGACCGCCAGCAAATGCAAAAGCATCCCGGAGTGCGTTAAATTCAGCGTTTAACGGTGCGGCTTTGACTACCTCACCAGAAATAATGTCTGCTACGGATTGTCGGGTATACCCTGCCATTATCTGCGATCTCCCAAACCGAACAACAGTACAAATCCTTGAATAGAATGACTTGCGTTCGTATCGTTAGTTACATATTTAATTGAAATTGAAGTTCCTGATCCAGCAAAAGAGGTCTTGACTACCGGAGATGGGTTGCCATCATAAATAGCTTGTGCATCGTACGTAGCTTCGTTGAAGAAAGCGGCGGCACCCCGTGTCGTAATGTCGTAGTTCGTAGGGTTCAGTACGTTTACATCTTCGTAATCGTACACAATACCTAAGATAATGTCTGTATTACCTTCGGATCTCATATAAGTTGATAACTTTAAAAAGTTCTTGCGTAACTCTGGATCACCCATGTGGTAAAACGGAGTTTGAAATAAAGAGAAAATTTCGGAACCGTTAAAGTTAGTTCCACGTTCTTGTCGGTAGACTTTACCACTAGAGTCTCCATGAATGACAAATTCGGATTGCCCAATATATCCAGAATCTGCACAAGTAGCTGTTATACCTAATAACTGCCCAAATTCAAATCCGATTGAACCACTTTGTTGTTGACGTAATGCACCAATTACGCCTTGAGATTCTGAAGCAGAAAAAAACATACGGAATTGAGATTTTTGACGAATAATTACAGAAGACAATCCATTTAAATCTTGATTCAACACAATGTCGTTGAAGATAGACTGTACGTTTTTAGAAATAGTTTCTAAGTTGACATCGCCAATACGATCCGTACCTGATATAGGGCGCAATCCGTCGGGTGCAATGAATAATAGGTCACCGCCTAATTCTACGACAGAATCGGATGCAATACATCCCAAATCATTCGTTACTTGCTGTAGCTGAAAATCAGCAACACTATTGCCTACCAGCTTCTTAATATTGTTTGTACCAAAAATGTACAACTCATCTCGGAAAGTTTTAATTTGTACAACATCAAAACCGACATTGATTTCACCGGCACCATTAGCTACAGAAAAATCATTCTCATCTAGAGGTGCAGAAAAGTGTAATGAGTTAGGGCTTGCACTAGCTCCCGCTAAAAACATGTGAGATTTAAAAGTAGTCACGTATTTTGGATTAGTAGGAGCATTGGCATGAGTGATCTGCGCATATGTTGTGCCGTTATATGTAGCGGCAGGGTTCACTCCATCAACTAAAATAACTTCATCTGCAGACCAGTTATAGCGATGGAAACGTATTTTACTCACGCCTACCATCGTGGGACTACCTGAAGTAGTTATTGTTACCCATGCTCCTGTTGTGTTGTTCCAATAGTGCAGATAATTATTGCCGCTAGTTGGCTTGCGACAAGCAAGAATACCGTCATTGACATTGTTGGCAACGCATACGCCTAAAACAGCCCCTGTTCCGGGCAGATTGGGATACGCTTCCACAAATCCATTAATACGACGATAACCACCAGTTACCGATGGTTCGTAATTAATCAATCGAACAGCACTGCCGGGAGCTACCTCTCCTTGCGACAATACGTCTCTGTTCGTGTTTAACCCGCCTTCACACGATACACGGTAAATTTGGAGATTATCTGCCATTAAACGACTCGGGTATTAACGACAGAACTATAAATTGATCTAGGGTTATACGTAGACCGCATAACTAAAGGATCATCGACAAGTACGCGACGCATCATTTTGATTCCTTCCATAAAATCATTTTGATGCACTGCCGCACTTTGTTCATTGGAGCGAAAGCGCATCATGTACATCATAGCACCATCAATAATGACATGATCAAAACGAGAAGGAATAACGCAAGTGTCTCCAAATAACGTCAAAGAGTTTGGAAATGTCCAATATTTGTACTCAATGACATATGCCGCATTCGGACTTGGAGTTACTCCAAACTTTTCTTCTTGAGTTTGAAATACTCTAATTGGAGTAGAAATGCCACTACCTGAATCATTGGTATCATCAGCAACACGATAATTATCTAAATACTCTGTATAAGAAATGACAGGAAGACGGGCAGGAGAGTTACCTTGAGAAGTAAGTTCTTTAAGGTAAAAAGATTCCCAGTCTACTGAAGATAGACCTGCAGGAAAAGAGTATTCTCGTGTCCCTGCAACCAAAGTTTGTTCATAAGTATTTAAAGTAAACGGCCATTCTTGTGCAGATTGAATGATCTTGCGAATGGACGAGTTGATAGCGTCTTTTGCTAACGCCTGCACGTTGCGGACACCTGCAAAATCGCCTTGGTCAATTGTCACTTCATTTAAACGACGAAGTAATTCATTGGTTAATGCAAGATATGTAGAGGCCATTTATATTAGATACCTGTATAAAAAGAGCAAAGGGGACCGAAGCCCCCCATGCAATTAGCTTACGCTAGCTGATCACGATCAACTTCGTCAGCCGCATCCGTTGAACCTGCAGGAGCATAAATTACAAAAAACTTATACGAACCTGCTGAAGGAGCATTAGAAGCCGCTAGCAAAGCTGTAAACGTGGTGGATGCAGTAGTAACATTTGTAATGCCGTTTACTGCAGTAATAGATGAAGCGGTAGTTTTAGCAGTGTTGATATCAACAGTGCCTAGCGAATCAGTATCGCCACCAGTTACACCAATACTTACAGCGTTAGCACCACCAATGGTTGCCGCTGAAACACACTCAGCACCTGCCGCTAGAATCACACAATTATCAGGAACAGTCCCGATATCGTGAGTAGAGCTAGTGGTCAAAGATGCCGCCGGAATTGTAGCCGTCTCAAGACGAACTGGAGATTGTAAAGCCATTAGTATTTCCTCCTTTATACACCAGTTGCAGTTACATAACGAGCAGTGGTGATCGCTTCAGGACGAAGAATCTTACGGCCATACAGATTCATACCACGGACAATGTCTGCAAATGAATCTGGATCACGGTAGTTTTCAGTTTTGGCAATCTGCTGTGCAGAAGCTACTGCTGAGTCGTGACCCGCTACGATAACACCAAAGTTAGACGACTGAAGTGTGGATGAAGATACAGCCGCACCAGTGCCAACTACTGGCAAGTTGTTAGATACATAGACACGGAATCCGTGCAAGTTGTTAACACTCAAGCCATTTTGAAGACCACCTGTTTGGCCACCAAAGTCAGAGTTAAACAAACGTGAATCTTCATCGCGGAGAAGCTCCATGAAGACAGGGTCGATTACCAACCAACGTCCATTTGTATCTACGAATTGCTGGTCAAGAAGACGAGCCATACGGTTGATCAATTGAAGTGGTGAGATATCATCATCTGTAGACGATGTAATACCCGGAAGACGAGGCTTAAGAGGGATAGCTTCACCTGCTTGGGCCGCACCACCATCGTTCAAAGAGAAATCAGTAGCGTCGAGTTTCATAGAAGCAAGTAATTCATCAGTGCCTGCAGTACCAACAGCAACAGAACCTGCAACTTGATCGTTTACAGTACCTGCGTTTGTGTTGTTTGCAGACTGCTTGAAACCTGCAAGATAGCCAAGTACTTCTTGGTCAAACTGGTCACGGAGGCGGTAGCCTGCACGATCAGTAGCCATGTCCATGAAGTTTACGTGGCTGTGTGCATCTTCGATGTCATCCATCTTGAATGCGAAGTAGTGCGCCTTGTCAACAACAAGAGTGAAATCTTCGTCGTCAATGTCTTGCGCTGTGATTTGAGTACCACGTGTGTAGTCTTTAACAGTGATCTCTGGCTCTTTGATAATACGTACAGAATCACCGAAGTTTGCGATCTCACCGAAGTAGTCGTTGTTTGTGATTGCTTCTACAATAGAAGCCTTGCGGAAGGCTTTTTGGACCTTCTGGGAATAGATTACAGGTGAAAAATTACCGTTAGGTAAATTCCCGTAACCTGATGCTTTTGGAAATGCCATGATAGTTCCTCCTAGTCAGGCAATACTATTTTTAAAATAGACTACGTCTGACCGTCTTTAGAGGCTTGTACCATTGGGTGTCTTATTTTATTTTACCGGCCAAAGCAAAATAAGTAAGAGGCCAATTTTAACAAGGTAATCTTTTACGGCTTGTAATCTTGTAATGCGCGGGGGTGTCTAATGCAAGAGGCCCCGCAATATTATTAAGTGGTGGTCTACCTATTATTTGTGTTTTGTCAACACCTTAACGGGCGGCACCACTCATATCGTACACAAAAGTTTGATTTTGCATAGCCGCAAAAATTTCTTCCTCAAACTTTTCGTACTCATGGGGTCTCAAAGAAGCAACTCGGCTTTCGCTCCATTGCTTCGATGGAGTCGATGATGGACGAGACTGCTCTCCTCGATTGACTGCTTTTGCCGCTTCCTTTTTCAATTCAGAATCAGAACGCTTCTCAGTAATCATGCCCATATCGGCTTTGTATAAATCAACCGCACGAGCCGCCGCAACCGCGTCGTTCTCATTTTTGTAAAGAGCGTCTTGCAAATATTGTGGCTGTTGACCAACCCAATCATGAAAACTCTTTTGAGTACGAATCACATCAAAATCAGGATGCAACCGTTTCAACTCATGTTCTGCCTTATCCCGTTCCAATTGTTGTTTCATCTTGCGAAGATCCGACATATTCTTTTCTACTTCACTGGATGCTTCTCTTGCTCTTTTTTGAGCAATTGAATCAACAATCTTTGCAACTTCTGGATACTTAGTAGCCCACGCTTCGATTTCTTCTTCAGATGTAGGAAGAGTAAATTCTTCCTGCTCTTTAGAACGTATCTCTTGACGTAACTTTTCTATTTCCCTGTCTTTTGAATCAACAGTTTGTTGCATGTGACGACGAAGATCGCCGTACCTCTTTTTGAAAGTATCCTCTTCAGATGAAGTTTCTACTTCTTGTTGTTGTTCTGTAGCTTCTACTTGTTCAACTACATTATCTTCCGGCTCTTCCATACGAGAATATCTAGCCATTGTATTTTCCTTTTTGCTGGGGGCCTATTCGGGTGGCCCATATGTGCTTAACCGATCTGGTTAAGAATTTCTTGCCGTGACATGCCTTTTTTCATCATGTCATGCACTTGTGCTGTTAGACCGCCTTTTGCCATTGCAGTCGGGGCTAGAGGGGTTTGCATTTCAGGTCCCGGAGCCATGATGCCTGCGGATGGCTCTGATGCCGGTTCCGGAGCTTCATCAATGGTCTGGGCAAAATCACTGAATATTGTGCTTGCTGTTAAGCTGTCTAAGATTCCTGTAATCGGATCTTGCATTAGCTGACCAATCGCACTCTTATTGTCATCATCCATTCCATCGTAGTTAGACTTCATAGTTTCGACGCTGAGAGCAGGAGCTTCTGCTTTCTCTTCTTTAGGAGCAGAAGGTGCCGCTGAAGGTGCTTCTGCCATTGCTTGTGGGCTTTGCCCCATCATTGGATGTTCTGCCATTAGTTAGTTCCTTTTGAGTATTTAATCATTGCTACTTTAGGTGTGTTTTTACGAGAGGGCATACCGCCTTTTGCAAAGGAGGGGCCGTACCCCTGATCTCCGGGGCCGTCATCCTCTGATAAATCTCCTGCGTCACCATCTCTAGGGCTGTCATTGTTATTGTCGTTGCTCGGTCCAGATTGAGACGGTCCCATGCCGCCTCTGTCTCTATCTACATTTTCAGCATCAGAACCGGAAGTAAATTCCGATCCATCTCTGTTATCCGCAGTTTGTAAATCTTGAAACTGATCATCAATGGAGTCAAACACATCTGCAGAACCCCAACCAGATTTAGCAACCGCTTCTGCTTCTGCCCGAGAGCCATATTGAGATTCTCTCCAGTCTCCTCCACCGGAACTAACATTCTGTGCTTCTTTTTCTGAGATGGCGATTGAAGCGGAAGTGTAGGTATCAATGTTGCTACGCCAATCTGCGTAAGATGTATCGAAACCGGGCTTAACGTCAGTAGAAGGTGTAATACCAATATTCCCACCTTCACGGATAATGTCACGGACATCTGCACGTGCAAAAGATTTGCGAACTCCGCCTACAACTTCTCCTACTATAGTTCCGACTGGTCCTAACGCTCCAAAGCCTGCTTTCATAGAATTAATGCTTTCTAAAGTGGTTTTATAATCAGCACTTATTTCAGAAAAAATGTCATCCACTTCGACTTCTGTGAGACCTAAAGTACCTCGACCCATGCCAATGTCTTCTGGGCCATCATCGCCCATATCTGTAACAATAGGGACACATTGATTACTAGAAGGATCTCTACGATACCCCGGAGGACAGGCTGGCATCGCATCTTCAATAGCTTCTTCAGCTTCTTCTTCGGCATCCACGCCTTCATACACCTCCCGCTCTAAAACAGCTTGAGGGTTAAATCGAGAAGCTCGTGCCTCTTCGTATTCTTCTTCTGAAATCTGTTCGCCCGTAACAGGATCGATATAGGCCATTCTTAATTCGCCGGTAACAGGGTCCGTTATATACTGAAGTTGATAATACCCAGCCTGAACTGAAGTTCCCTCCGCCGCCTCAACGACTTTAAATTCCGCCTTCTCAACTTTAGGCGCATCTTTCTCTTCAATGTCGTATTCCACAGGTTCTTTGGTATCTTCATCGACCATTGAAATCCTATCGTGCATAGCCATCAAACCAAGCGCGTGTTTCGCTTCACAACGCAACTCTTCAAAAGTTTTTAAACCGTGATACCGGACAACATCTGCAGGGACAACATATTCACCTTCAGATAAAAGGGCAGGTATATCATCTCTGACCTCTTCATCTTTAGAACCTGCAGGTACTTCATTGCCAGAATTTTCGTCAATATCTACAACTACTTGAAGAGGTGCGAACGGATCAGACTCCATCATCATACCGCCCATCATCAAACCGGGGACATTGTCTTCTGCCATTGCTTTCTGAATAGCTTCGCCTCTCGCACGTTCGTATGAAGAAAGTTGGCCGTCTTTATCTAAGTCAGCTTTTTCTTCATCTAACTGGAACCGATTTTGTCCCATTTTTTCTCCCTCTTCGGTAGCAACTACGTTGCCATGTAATGCTTTACGAGCCATCTACCATCAATCCTTTTTGCTGTGCTTCGTTGCGTATCCGCTGACCTGCTTCAGTGCCTTCACCACGCAAAAAGTCTCCAAAGCCCAGATCTATAAGATCCAATGCCATAAGTCCCTCTCCGACTCCGGGCAGATTAGTGATAATGTCATACGGTTTAGTTCTTGGAACTAATAAGTCAAGTAAGAATGTGTTTGTTATGCCTAATTCGTTCGGTATTGCCCCGCCTTGGGCATCAAATAACGATGCAGTGGGGGTAGGGTCATCAAATCCTAGGCCCGCTACAAAGGCCTCTGAAGGCGGGGAAGCTAAACCAACAGCAGTTCCTGCTACTGCGGCAGGTCCTAAAGCTGAAGATCCATCTCCCTTCTTTTGTTGTTGTTCTTTCTCTAATGGGCTTAGTTTTTTAGGTGCGGCTCCAGTCACTTCTAATTCACGCATATCCGATTGAGTTTTACCAAAGTTATACGCCGGGACTACTCGCACTAAAATATGCGTGTTTTCAATTTGCTTGTCTAATTGAATGTCATCGGGAGATAATACTCTTCTAGACTGAGCCGTATCTTTTGGATAGTAAATTCCTACAGCCTTACGCTCATCTCCAACTAATAGACCTTTTGCCGCCGCAGACCGTGCTTCGGCTTCGCCTAGTTCTCTAAAATAAATGTTAGTGCCAAAACGATTAGATTCTATAAGGTTTGTAGTACGCTCGTCTCCTTCGCCCTTGGTCTTTTTAAAGTTTTGAATCCTATCTTTAGCCATAGCTAGTTTATCTTCGTAGCTAGCTTGATCAAACGCCACACGTTGTTTCTGAGTCTTGTATGAGTCTCGTACCAAACCAAACATCATGTCAATTCGATTTTTAAATTGGTCATACCCAATTTCACCGGGTTTCAATTTATTTATAGCATCGACAGCATCGAAGTAATCTTTTTCAAAACCTTTGAATCCAACTAAACTAGCTGTATCAGAATATCCAGTATTTGCCGCTTTCTTAACATCTTGAATGTGATGCTGAAACTCATGAATAAACGTATTAAAAGCATTCATGGTTTTCATAGCGATGCGTTCTGCATCTACATCATCAGAAAGGTTTGCTCCCGGGTCAACAAAAATAACAAGCTCTTGAGTGTTGGGGTTATACTCTCCGCCACTAGCATATTTTTTAGAAGGTTTCATAACAACCTTGGCATTTTTTAAATCCGGGAAATTTTCAAAGATCGGAGAGTTTTCAGGTAAATAACGAGTGATAGGATTAGAAGTTGCTTTTCTTCTTTGCTTCGTGGATTTCAAATAAAAATTTAAATCCTCTTGGAAATTAGCAATTGCATTCATTGCTTCTACGTCACGTGCGCGAAGCTCAGGGACATCCACTTTCAAGTCACCATCTTCAGACTTATACACTCCCATCTCATTGTACAGTTCGCCGTTAGGGGCAGTGTCCGCACCCTCATCGATACGCTTTTGTGCTTTAGCGAAGAATGCTTTAGCGGCATCAGAGCCATCAGCAAATGCCTTGAGAGGAATGTAGGCGGCTTCGGCTTCTTCAGGGGTAGCCACTAATCCAAGTGCAATAGCAGTTCCTGAAAGGCCTGCAGTTAAAATAGGAGAACCTCGCTTTGCAGGATCAAATGCCGCATTAGGTGCGCGTACTAGCCCTTGACTGAATGCCGCAGATTCCGTACCCGATGCAGTTGGAATATTAGTTCCCGGAGTAGATAAATAATCAGCTTCTTGTAAAGCTTCTTTAGTACCGGGAAATCCTCGATTTGCGATATCTCTAATCTGAGATATTTCTATCGCGTCAAGATCGTATTCTCTTGCAATGTCTTCTAAATCATCAGTAGATATATTATTAAATTCAATTTGCTCACCATTTGGAAGATCTAAGAGTGCTTCTTGAGAATTATCGAAATTGTATCCGCCCCAATCAATCTGCCCAACTCTAGCAGGATTTTTAGGATCTTTAACTTTTGCTAACGCATCATCTCGCATCAAAAGGGTATAGACCCTTGAGTCATCTGTATTAGTAATTCCTGATCCAAACACCTGCTCTAAAGGATCAAAAGCATATGTTTCGGCTACTTCAGGAGGATCATTGGCTCCAAAAAATCCTGCTTTGTTTCTAAAAGGCTCAATAGATGAAATTTCATCAATAGTTCCATGATAAAAGGGTATGCCGTATCCCATCGCCTTAGCACGATCTATCGAAGTGTTATCTGGGGGAAGACCCAAACCTCCTTCTTCTATAGACTTTGCCGCATTTTTTTGGGCAATCTCCATTGCTTCAGGAGTAGGGTCTGGCGGGATTACATAATCCGGACCGCCTTCTCTTGTGGTTTTTAGTCTAAAAATATTTGCTAGACCTTTACCTAAAGACTGTACTGCACCGCCCGGAGCGAGCATTAAGCCACCTTTATCCATTTGATTTAGTTCTTGTACATATGTATTTGCAACAGAATTGATATCTTTTTCTACTTCAAGATATTCTTCCATTGTTATTTCAGGGTCTATTTTTAAACCTACTTTTAATACATAAGTAGAAGCAAGAAAAGCCACTTGTTGAGCAACTTCAGGGTCTTGAATATCAAATCCCTGTTCTTTTAAATACTGTTTAGATGTACTAAGTCTATCTTCATACCTAAATCTATCATCCTCAGATAACTCAGGATTTTGTAACCGTTTTGCGTTCCTGTAAAAGTCTAAAAACGTAACAGCGGCTTCTTGTTCTGAAGGTCGCATTTCATCTTCAGAAACATGGCCGGTCTCGTGTAAAATGTAATCATCTAAAGCAGGTTGCTCAGTTGCCCCAGCAAAAAAAGTTTGTTTATCTCCAGTAGATAAATTTTTAATTCCATAACCCCCATAGGATCCACCGTCTAAAAATATTCTGGAGTCATCAATAGAATGTCGATCAATATTAGCAAAATACGGAGCATTTTCTACAAAGTAGGTATCTACTTTTTGCATTAAAGAAGGAAGATTAGGAGTGCGTTCTACAATTTCTTCTGAGTCGAATTGCATACGATTCATTAAATTAATAGTAGCGTCCGTTAAATTTTCTTTTTCTTCAGGCTTCATTAGTTTTGGAGGTCTAGAAAGTAACCCGCCGATATCTAACGCCGCCGCTTCACGTTCTTCAAACTCAGCGAGTCGTTCGGGGGTTTCAAAAGAGCCATAACTTTTTTGTAAGGAGACTCCATCAAGTTCAGGAGGCTCGCCACCCTTAACCATTGCATCTGCAATCTCAATTGCTTTGGAAATAAACTCTTCACGATCAGGATACATCTCACGTAACCGACGACCGTAAATATTATTGTTTAAATCAATCTGATCTTCAGGTGAGTCACCTTCACGGAAATCAATTAGAAAGCTAGCAATACTACGACCAACAGTTTCTTCTTCTTCTGGATTTAATTGGATTAATCCGCCCAACAGCATGTGACGTAATGAATCTTCCGTCCTGTCATTGTCTTCGTACTTAGCTTTCTTTGCGTGTTCTCTAGAGATGTACGCCGCATCAACTACATCTTGACTAGTCCCGGTGATTAACGTGGGGAGCATTTCAAATGATGAGATACCCATTTCACTGTAATGTACGTCCCGTCTGTCGGCCATTTACTTTTCCCTAGACTTCTGCTCGACTTCATCTTTCAACGAAAGTAACCGACGAGCTTCTCTTGCTTGTCCCTGAAGTTCTTTGACTTCATCCCATGATGTAGCAATCTCAAGTTGCCTATGTATAAACTCAATACGATCTAATGCATATATCTGCATTGCATCTGTATTTTTCTTTGTGTTAACTAACGGCAATAGCTTTTTAGCAAGTTCGGGGATCATTGGACAGTTTGTTCCTCATTAACTCCCGTGTTTGCTGAAAATCCGGGAGTACCCGGCTCCGGCGCATTACCGGGTCCCATGTTTCCTGCACCCGTTCCAGATGGATTCTCAGGTGTAGGGACTCCCTCATTCCCCTGCTGTGGCGGTTGCTGTGGTTGCTGTGCTTGCATTTCCGCCTGTACTTCTTTCATGATCATCGCTTGGATAGCCGCTTCACGAGGATCGTTCACAATCTTGTCTTCATCGAGATCTAAACTAGCGGCAATCTCACGAAGGATATAATCGAACTTAACCATCGGTGCCAATGCAGGGTTACTACCAATCTGCAGAATCTGCATGAGACGCTGAGAACGAATCTCATTACGCATCAACGATTCAGTACCACGAGCAATAACAGCAAGGTCACCCTTAGCACGTTTGTCGTAATCAAACTGCATATTGAAAGCGAACATTGCTTTGCCTAGTGGAGCTAACAAATAGTCATCGACATTCTTAACGACAGTCTTAATATTCTGCGCGGCGGCTCCCATCAGCATAGAGATACCGGAAGCTGTACGGCCTACCCCTGTCACTCCGGTTTGCCCGTGAGAGAACGAAGGGATGCCGGTAGACTCATCGGCTAATTGGCGAGACTTGTCAAATAACATCATATTCTCGCTAGCGACATTCTGGAACTTAGTGGAGAACAACGCCTGACCGGGTGCGCCACCTTGACGGCGGAATATCTTTCCGGGATAGACAGATAAATCCTGACCGGGAACAAGATTCGCTTCGTCCACTTCAAAGATTAGGTTACCGGACAACATGGCATTATCGACAGCCATCCGCATAAAACCATTCATGAGAATCTGCGTGTCTTCCATGTTTTCGCCTACGCCTACACCAAAGAACGAATATGGATTCAATTCATACGGTACAGCGTAAAAAGGAATGCGTGTAGGCTTGAACGGATTAAGAACTAAACGAAGAATATTGTCCCCGCATACCCACGCATTAATCTGAATTTGATCAAACTTCTTAAGTTCTTTGGTTAATTTTAGACCAGCATCTTCTGCAACGTCACGATCCACTACACCCCAATACTCCAATACTTCCCAGCGGTTTAATGTTTCTCGATATTGAGTATCGTCGATAACATCTTCCCAGTACTCATTGACGTAGTTAGGACCGGACTCGATAGCACGTTCAATTGCTTGATCACGGAAGAACGGACGGTTCTTAAGATCACGTAACGCAGAGCGAGACATGCGATGACGATAGATTGAATATTCAGCATCTGCCATATTGTGTGCGTCTGAATCTGGATAGAAGTTCCAGATAGATACTGCTTCTACGCGAGGCATTGTGCGCATAATCGGATCGTATTCGCCAGTGTCGTCCCAGTTTGGATACTCGACATCGTGAGCAAATGGACCTTTAATAATACCCGTGCCAAACAACGCCATCTCAAATGCAGAAAAACGTAAATGCTTGCTGGCATCAGATTCTTCTAATTGGTCATGAATCTTTTTTTCCATGAACTTAGCGGCTTGTTTTGCTGGCTCAAAGATAGCGGCACTTGGAGTATTTCCGGGACCTGCCTTAACTTCTTCTTTAACTGGGTCGAGTTGTGGAAGAGGACCTAAGTCACGAGCGGTAACCGCACCTTCAGGGACATCCCTGCCATCTCCTGCATAGCCTACGTTGAATTCTTCGTAGACTTCTTTGAGTTGATCGGGAAGTGCCGCATCGACATAAACCGAGTCTTTAATGCCTTCAGGGATTTTTGTCTGCTCGACTCCGATTGGAAATTTATTGCCTGCGAACAAAACATCGACGATTTGACTATAGGCCGCAAGGACCTTCGTTTTTGTAATCTTGATGAACACTTGAGAACGCTCAGTTTCGGTGAACTGCGTCGTATCATCATAAATTCCCCGGTAGTTTTTATACGCTTTTAGCCAACGCTGTTCATCGGACTGTCGTTTATCTTTAGATCGATAAAACTTATTTTGTACGATTGCAACAAATCCCGAGTATTCGGTATCTTCTGTTGCATCATCCGAATCTTCAAGAATAATGCTTTCGTCCTGATCGAACTCAGGTTTATCGACTATAGCCATTTATCAGTACCCAAAAACTTTATCAAAAGGTTGCCACCCCGTTTTACTTATATCTTCTTCAAAATCAAATACACTCTTTGCTCGTGGCCGCGACATGATTCCGTAGCGAATGGAATCGTAGGTATGGTCACTACTGTATCTAATATCGATATCATCACTGCCTTTTGGACATGATGGTATTACTTGAAGATCCGCAATAATCTGTCTGCAAGTATTGAAGAAGACTACTCCTGCCTGTTCTATCTCTTCGTCTACCCTCAACAATTCATGTAATCTGTTCTTTCCTGCTACACGAGATCCTGCGGTTCTATCTGCAGGTCTCCAGCGGCATCCCTCTGCAATCATCTCTTCTGCAATCGACGGGCCTGTATGCCCCCGTTTGTGCCACGTTGAGCTATCGAGAACCCCATAGCTAATCTTCTCTCCTTGCTCTGCCTCTACGACTTTCCGTGCCAACTCTCTTGCAGTATTCTTAGATAGATACAATTCACGATAAACATACAGTGTCTCGTATGCAGGATCGACAGCAAACCAATGCACGGCAGAAAAAGTTGAGTATCCGAAGTCACACGACCTGAAACGTCTCCATGTCGGAGGAATATCAAAAGGTTCACAGATATGATCGACAGGATTGAACTCTGGGAATGCCGCACCCTCGGCAATCATCCAATCCCCTTCCAACAACTGCCTACGTTGCTGTTCAGGAAGAGAAAGCAGGTTAGCCTCGTAGCTACCTTCATCATAAAGATAGGGATTATCTTTCAGAGTTGCCGGGATAAACCGCCTAAAGAACAAAGGCTCTCCGGATTTCTTATGATGCTCAGGGTATCTTAGCTCTTCTCCTGACTCAAGATCAGTCGCACAGAACTTAGAGTTTGCAGGAGCAGGGTCGATAAACATCTTCTTGACCCAACCGTGTCCGGGACCGCCCGGGTTTGTGGTAGCTCGCATACATAAGGGAAGATCTGGGTCAGTAGTACGAAGACGAGAACGCATATAGTCCCAAGCGAATGGCGTAGGATTCTGTGTAAGCTCATCAAAACCGATCCAAGAAAACGCTTGGCCTTGGTATCGAAGTACATCCTCATCTCTATCTAGGTAAGTTAACCAGAGTCGTGCGCCAGAGGGGAATGTCCATTGAGACTTTCTCTCTGACCACTTTGCGCCTTTATAGACTTGAGGATATAGCTCTTGCGTTTTCCAGATCAGTTCACGTAGTTCATCATTTGTTCGACGAAGTAAAATTCCGTTGAACTCTTTATTGGAAAAGTAGCGAACAGGGTCTGCAATCAATGCATAAGACTTACCGCCACCTGCGGCACCCCCGTACAATACTTCTCGTTCTGGGGCAGACAAAAATTCAGTCTGCGGCCCGGGATTCGGTTTAAAAATAACGGGAGCTTCACCTTTCTTACTTCGGTAGACAGCCCCGCCAACAACCTCCATGTCAGAATCAATTGGAGGTTCCTCTTCCTGTTTTTGTGGTTTTGTTAACAGGTCATACTCTTTTTGTAGATTTGTAATCTTGCGCTTTAACTGCGTCTTCTTTTGGGTTTCTTTAACTTTTTTCTTATCTTTATTTAAGTTGGACTGTGCATTGTTTGCACCGTGGTTACCGTCCGCCTGTGCGCGATACTCCATCCAGTCCGGATACAGTTCGCAAACTTTATTAAACAACTTGCGACAAGATTCGTAAGTAAATTTAATTCCACAGTTTGCACTGACATAGTCTGCAACCTGCCGATACGAAGCTCCTTCGCGCATTGCGTAGACTGCTTCCTCCAAGAAAGGGTACACTTCTTTATTTAACACAAACTCTAAGTTTGGAGGAGATGTTGCAGGATCTTTATCGTAAACAACAGAAAAGGGAGGTCTGCCCCTCCCCTTTGGCTTGAAGCGATCAGGAAAGAATCGTTCCTTAATCGCCAGCTTTTCTTCAGTCGTCAGACTCATTTTCAACTTTCTTAGGAGGTAAAATAAACAAACCACTTTGATCCGTGGTCACTTCTAACTTCTCCCGTTTGACGACACCGACACGATCTAGAATCTGAGTCGATGCCATAATTGCATTCTTGGCACCCATTGCAGTAGGATCATCAAGTACTCCCACTAAACCAAAGGCCGCTTGCACAGAATGAGTCGATAGGATGTTATTAGCTAAAGCAATAATTTCATCGGACAAAGAACCTAGGACTTCTTTCTGGTGAGTAGTCTCTGAATAACCCGCCTCCCGCATTGCTCCACGGATGTTACCTTGAGAGGTGGTGCCAAGAGCTTCCAAGAAAGCTAACTGCTTCTCGGTGTAGTCTTTGCCCTCTTTTAAATAGACTGCTTTATTCATGTCCTATCACCATTTCTTGCAAGACCAATATCTTGCTGTAAATTTATCCGTTGCCGTATCGCAGTTATGCCTCGCACGAAAACTTTTACGCCGTGCAGGATTGTCTTTTTTAATTTCCATGTTGGGATCACCGAAGCGTACGAGCTTGATTTGATCCTCCTTCTTTGCAAGTACAGCAAACTTCTTAGGGCCGTCAGGTGTTCGCTTTGGCTTGTTGTATCCTGCGAAGGTTTCCCCACGATATTTGATACGGCCAGAAGGTAAGCGTTCAACATCTTTTGTAGTTGCCATTATCTATATCTCGCAGTTTTCTTTGCGATCTTCTTGGGTTGCTTTGCTACTTGCTTACCCGCCTTCGTGGCTTTTCGCTTGGCTCTCGTAGTAGCCGCATACTCTTTGTCCGAAAGACTTGTAATTGCTTTCTCCGGGAGATATCGCTCCCCGGTAGCTTTGGGGCCTTGTGTAGAGGGCTTGCCACTTTTGGTACGCCACTTCTGTTTGGTCCAATTTTTCAAGGACCTTTGAGGCTTCTTCATTACGACTTGTAGCCTCCACCTTTTGCCTTGTATTGCTTGGCAAGCATTTGAGCCTTTCTAGCTGACCACTGTCCGGGCTTACCACCTTTTCCACCGGCCTTGATGCGGTTAAACATGTTCTTACGCATTGTAGGTTTTGTGTAGTTACCGGATTCATTGACTCTGCTCTTTGTCTTTTTTGCTGGCATACATTATCCTTGTGTAGGAAGAAACACTTCTTCCACTGTTACAATAGCACCAATATCAGGATTGTTACCGCCAGCAGTGCTTTGAGGAGTTACTTTAATTGTATCGCCTACTTCAAGAACGATAAAAAATCCACTTAATTCAATAAATTCTCCGGTAGTTAAATTTTTACCACCTACAATACTAGTTGTAGTGCTTGCAGAAGCATCTACCCACTGAATTAACACATCCGATGCGTGAGATGAACCATTAGATACAAATATTAATGACACATAAGAAACAGAATTAGGCGGACAGGTGTACACAGTTACTGCTGTATTATCAGTTGTAGCGTGTACACCGTAGCTTTTAAAGCGGCTAGGGCGAGTGACGTTAAGCGCCATTACTTACGTTTGTTCCTTTTTTGTGCAACTGCAGTCATTGCTTGAACAGACTGCGGAGCAGTGCGAGAAGACTGGCGTTGCGGCATTCCTCCCGCACGAGGACTTGCCGCTTTTTGAGAGGCCATGCCTCCCACTGCCATTTTTTTCTTTTTAACCATTGCGTTACTTCTTCTTTTTGGTTGTTCCGCCACGCATCATCTTAGTCTTCTGCGCTGGTTTCATTGAAGCACCTGCGTTGGCTTTAGTCATACCGCCACCACGCATCATTGTCTTCTTCTTGTCCGTAGCACCGCCACGCATCATTGCTGTCTTACGCTTCATCGCACGAGGTTTCATAGCCATGTCTTCTATTCCTTCTTTCAATTACAAGTTCGTTGTATTCATCTTCAGGGTACACATCGTAGTATCCCTGACCTTCTAACATTATGGAAGCATCATCAACCTGAGACAATGACTGTATAAAAATCATACAGTATGGTTCTTCGATTAAAGACTCCCAATCGTGGTTATACAAAAAATCTAATCCGGCATCTTCCGCCCCGTACTCAGGATGGAACACCATTAAATGAAGATCTGCTTTAGCGACTAGAATATTCATGCTAGAGACCCAGTCATTCATTTCGTCCACATCCGGCAGTACGTATGAAGCACATACCACCAAACTCTTACGCTCAGGATCAAAGTTACCGCATTCGATAATCGTTTGATTAAATATATTCTCACACTCAATCACAGAGACTTTATCGTCTAGCCAAGCCTTCCTCGCAAAGGGACATGCTGGTATACCTCCCAAATTGGGATTAGGTACCTCTAATACTTTAGAGGACCAGTCTTTTAAATCATCTTCAATTGACATATGCTTCCTATAAATAAAGAACGGCGGTTAGCATTGCACTAACTATGTAGACATACAACTTCTTGCGTACAAGAAGGACCACTCCCCAAAGTAGAATTACGCGCCGCAATAAAGCGTTATCTTCTTGAAAGTGCAAAAGTCAATAGTCAACTCCATATTCTTCCTTAATTAATTGTTTGACTTCTTCAATCGTAAATTTTTTATTTGGAAACCGAGACTCTAGGGCGGCTCTCACATAAAAAACATCACTGTGGGGTAGTGGGATGTGTACATCTATTACAGATGCATTATGGAATGAAGTATAAAAATTAGTTAAGTATCGCTCTTTCCGTGGGCGACTAAAATCGTCTGAACACGATAACTCACGCAACTGACGAAGATAGTACGTATCCTTTTCTGTCACTGTTAGTTCCTATTTACAGTATACCTCCCGTAACTGTGTAATAAATGTACAATAAATAAATGCTCTTGACAAGAGAAAATTTATAAATAAAACGTACTTTAAAGTAATTTACTTTGAGTTACTTTTATATATAAAGTGTTTTTATTACAGAAATACTTTATAGTACTATAAGTATCATATAAATATGCCTCCCGCAAGTCCTCTCCTAATATCGACTAATATTTATACAAAATACGTACATACTTCGTATAGGTGTAAATCTGTACAGTCTTTTCTTTTATTTGACATCCCAAAATCCCCTTCCGTTGTACTAGCTGTATACGATAACGTAGACCGGGGGGGAGGCCCATACCTACCCTCACTAACTAGTTGATATTCTTAGTTTTTCTTTTTATTCTCTCCGCCCGGTTATCTTCGCAGTTTATTTTCCGGGTTCTTCTCTCGGGAACTCTTCTCGCTAGGCCGGGAAAAAATCTATGCCAATTATTTTTCATGATGATCTTTGGGCTGGTGTGCGGGTCTGGTTCTGTGTTCTC